GTCAATTGAAGCCGATGATTCAAGAAGGTGGCGCCATAAGTGCTCCCCAAGTTTTCACAGGCAATCCTGAGTTCTAACGACCCGTCCAAACCTTGACAATGGGTCTTGGTAATTTATTGTTCTTAACATCATTTTCATAATTTTCGTATGTATAATTACTAAAATTTTGATACTTAAAGATATTCCCCAGTAGTGCCTTTTTTTTAGTAATAAATGGATACTCGCTAAAAAATATAACTCCAAATACACGCTCAAGACAACATCTGTCTTTTCTACTAATAACAACACGGGTTAATTTTGTTAATTTGTATTTTCTCTCTAAGTGCAATAAAAAATCGTGATTTATAAATGATTGTGAGCCAAAACATCCAAACCAGTTGAAATTATCCATACCAAGTACTCTGTTATTCAATGTCAATTTGTTTTTGAGTTCAGTAGAATTGTTTAAAACACTTGCGATTTCGACCGAATTGCTTAGGCGTTCATTATCAGAATGAAAATACCATAATGGCAAGACGTTAAGACCAATTAATTTTTCAAAATTGACGCGAGTATGAAAAAACACACTGTCGTGGATTATGACAGCATTTTCAAAAAATTTGTTTTTAATAAAATAATAATAAGGAAGCAATTCGCCGCGACCGTGGAATTCGGATTCAATAATCTCAATATTCTCATAATTATAAAAAGATTTAACAAGATCTTTATCACTATTATCATCAATGATTACAATTTTTCTATATGGATAAAATCGCCTTAAACATTGAATGCAATTATTCCAATATTTATTGGTTAATTCCGAATTAACGTGTCTTGTAATAATAAAACCAAAATCATTCATTAATAATATACATTATAATATTAATGAAAATTAAACACTAATTATGAAATAAAAGGTCTAAAATATAAAATATAAAATATAAAATATAAAATCTAAACCAAAATAGGCATTTTGTCAATATCTATAACATCATTTGGTACAGTTCCTTTAAAATTAGCATATGCCTTAAATTCGGGTCGTTCTAATTGAGCTTGTGGTGTGTGATTATGAACACATCGAGCAATCATTTTATACAATTTGAAATCAGGATATCGGTCTTGTCCGTTATTTTTATATAACATATTAATACCTTTATCATCGAGACACCATTCTACTACCATACGCTGAACTGGGTCACATTTGCTAAGGTCTTTAACATCAGACATATCTTCGACAACATAATCGAAAATAGAACAAGCAAGTCGACACAAATCGAAACTGAAGTTGGGCTCCAAGCGCGGCTTCTTATCGTTAAAATATGGCTCTGTATTGTACTGTGTGGCGGCATCGTTACCAATTTGGAAACTATCACTACAAAATAGTTTGCCATTGAATTTGTAAATGCTTCTGCCGAAATCGATGATTTTATAGATTCTGCCAAAAGTTGGTACCTTATAGATCTGTTTTTTGTAACAATAATAAAGAAATTTTTTCTCTGTGTAGTTATACATTACATTATTTGAATGTAAATCATTGTGAGTAAAAGAAAAGGTCTTTTGATAGGTTATTAAAATCATTATTATTTGCATAAAAGCTGAAAACCATTCTTCTTCTTTTAAATCGGATGATAATATTAAATCGTCAAATGTATTTTCACAATACTCCATACAAATAACTTGAACTGGGAATTGAGGTATAGTTGCATTTATCACCTCTTCTTCGAAACTATCATCATCTGTTTCACTTGCATCTTCTTCTACTGCGTTTGACTCTTCGTCTTCCCATTGTGTATCATCTGCCTCTTCCAACTCATCTACCTCTTCCAACTCATTTACTTCTTCTAATTGATTTTGCTCTTCGCTTTGCATAACTTTTTCTAAAAGTGGATCTAAAAGTGGATCAGTTTCTCCATCAACAGTGTAAGATGTTCTTGAAGAACAAGTTGAGTTTGATTTTAATGTAACTTTATTGTCATTATCATTTGTCAAATTTGAATTTGTTATATCAATTAGCTCAGAATAATTACCTTTTAAGTCTTCCAAATTCACTATTGTATTATCGTCACTAAACATATCTTCAAAAACTTCATTATCAAACGATTTAATAGACATATTTGACTTTAGCGATAAATTATGTTCTATTTTTAATGGTTTTAATTTGGTGTCTTCATTTTGAAACTGAAATAAATGTTCATAATCATCAATTTTAAATAGAACATTCTTGTTTTTGTTAAAAAAATCCGAATTATTCAAGTAATCTATGTCATCACAAACATTTAACGTGAAATTATTTTTAATAGCTAAAAACGAACCATAATAATCTACACCGTGTTGGAAATTATTTTCATAAATAAGATTACTTGAGAGAAATAAAAATAAACCATCAACATATGCCGAATTATTTAAATCCAGCAATTTACTATTACAATATGTTTCATCCGAATTAAGTGATGGCAGATTTAAAATTTTATCATCGTTATTGTATTTTCCGATTAGATATTTAAAGGGATCTAACAATGGAGCCATCTTGAAAAATAGATCCTTGTCTTTTGTTTTTGAATTATTGTTTATATTTTTAATGCGACAATTATACAATTTATTGTCTTCGTTTTCACCCTCATCATCATCATCATTTACTGATGAAATGTACCATTTGTGATTCAAGTTTACATTATTGTAATTGGTTTCATTTAACTCCAAAAATCTTTTATAAATTGGTATATAATTTTGTGTTTTAGAGAGAAACAAAGATGATGATTTCTCTAAACTTTTAAAAAGCTCTGTGTTCTTCCTTTTCTGATAATTTACGTTTATCATTATTAGGTATTTAATATATAAATTATATGAGTTTTTAACTTATTATTCTTTGAAAGTGTTTTTTCTCTCTTAATATCTATTTTGAAACTATATTAAGAGGAATCAATTGCGTTTTATATTGTATTTAAAATTTTATACATTATAATATATGACACTTGAATTAAAAAAATTCGATATGAAAAGTATTAGTTTTAAGCCAAATGAAAACAAAGGTCCCGTAGTTGTATTAATCGGAAAGCGTGACACCGGCAAATCTTTCTTGGTCCGAGATCTACTTTTTTATCAACAAGAAATACCCATTGGTACTGTTATTTCGGGAACAGAAGAAGGTAACGGTTTTTACGCAAAAATGGTGCCCAAATTGTTCGTCCATAATGAATACAATACGGCGATTATTGAAAACATTTTGAAACGACAGCGCACTGTGTTGAAACAAATTAAAAAGGAGATGGAAACATATAAACGCAGCACTATCGATCCTCGAGCATTCGTCATTTTAGATGACTGCTTATATGACGCGACTTGGACACGCGATAAAATGATGCGTTTACTCTTTATGAACGGGAGACATTGGAAGGTCATGTTAGTCATCACAATGCAATATCCGCTCGGCATTCCGCCCACACTGAGAACCAATATAGATTATGTTTTTATTCTTCGAGAGAATTACATCGCAAATAGAAAAAGAATATACGAGAACTATGCCGGTATGTTTCCCACATTTGAGAGCTTTTGTCAGGTGATGGACCAATGTACCGAAAATTATGAGTGCTTGGTGATAAATAATAACTCGAAATCCAATAAGCTACACGACCAGGTCTTCTGGTATAAAGCCGACAGCCACGGTGACTTCAGATTAGGGTCAAAAGAGTTCTGGGAATTGTCGAAAGGAATGAAGGATGAAGACGAAGAGGAGCAATATGACCCGAATTCAGTAAAAAAACGCGGCGGAGGACAAAAGATTAGCGTCAAAAAGGCGAATAAATGGTAAATCCACTTTTCATTAGTTCGTGAAAAAAAGTGGAGCAAAACTATAGAAAATTAATTGTGCTTTTAATGTCTCCTTGTTTTTCTCTTTGGTTTCCTTTTGCGTAAAGTTTTATTTTTCCCTTGAGAAAGAACTTTGACACAATTACGGCAATTTTTTGATACTTTCGCTAAATCTAACGCGGTGCTACCATTTTTATTCTTAATAGACTTATCTGCTCCGTACTTTAATAGAAGGCGTAGTTTATCTAGTTTATCATTCTCGTCTTTTTTATTCAGTGATACTGATTCGACCATTTGATGAAGAACAGTCCAACCATTTTTATTTTGAATATTTGGGTCAGCGTTATGAGTTAAGAGAAATTCCACACCTTCTAAAGTCCCCCATTTTGCTTCAAACAT